CATGTTCCATTGAAAGAAAGCTTCTCCAACTGGTTTAAGAAGATTATCGTCTATATTTTTTATAACTGTTTTCATGGATAAACTCGCTGAACCCATTAACATAGAAAGTCCTGCAGCAGTTCTACCTGTGCCAGTTACTCCTGTTTGTCCGTGAAGTATAGATGGTATACCCGTTTCTTCATCCGCAAGTTGTCGTGATATTTGATACATCTGTATATTTTCTGGAGCAGTGTTTGGAAACTTTAATCCGTTGATTGCTGTACCAGTTACACCAGATTGTCGTCTAAATATTTTACCGGGAAAAATATCCATGTTTTGCCCCGGAACAAGACTTGCTTCATCCACGTCAAGCACAAGATTACCTGCAAGTGCAAGGTTGTCTATTGCCATACGAACGTGTCCATTCATAAGCATTTGTGCATCTTCCATGTTTTCCGCTACACCAACTCCCCACAATTGATAAGGGTTGATTTCAAATGGAAATGCTTGATAAGGTATACGTGCAGGAGTAAATGGGTTTGCAACGCATCTAATAATCATATTGCCACATACCCAAACGTTAACTTGCATCTGGTCAAATTCAGACATTTCATTAACGCCTTGCATACCAACTTCATCAGCATATTTTTTATCAATTACACCCCAATACTCAAGAACTTCAAATCTGTTTTCTTGATAGTATGGCTCAGTTTCATCTTCACGGATTGTATCTTCGTAGTATTTATCTTCGTAGTTTGCACCTTTTGCAAGGCACTCTTCAATAGCTGCTGCATCAAAGTAAGGTCGTTTAATAAGACCACGAAGTTGTTGTCTGTTCATACGATGACGTTGTATGACATACTCACAGTCTTCTATACTAGTGGCTGATGGATCAGGATGAAAATCCCACAAAGAAACATATTCAATTCGTGGCATTACTTTTTCATAAGGTGAATATACTCTATTACCTTGTTCATCATTTTCCCAGTTATGTACTTTTTTATAAAAATTAAATGGGCCTTTGACTATTCCTGTGCCTAAAAGAGATGATTCAAATATAGCTCTACGAAACACATTAACAGCGTTGCTATCAAGTAGTTGGTCGTGGATGCACTTTTCCATACGCATTGCCATTTTTTGTGCAGGTTTAACTTGAGGTTCACCTAATTTAGATGTGCCTGCGACAAGCATGTTTGGAAATTCTTTACCATATGATCCTAGTTTGTGAGGTTCTTCTACAGATAAAGCTCCCGGAAGAAGTTGTTTCCCGTCTCCTTCAAATCCGTACGGATTAGTCATTTCATCAATTGGTGTTTTCATGTGAGCAAACTCTTCAATACCTTCTGGTATTGGAGTTGGTTCGACCACCAACGGAAACTTCTTGTTAGCAAAAAGTATGTCTACAATTTGACCATACGCTGCAAGAACTTTAGTTTTGGTTATTTTAATAAACACCCTAGAACGTTCAGAATCACGATATTGTGTTGTAGAATCGTAAATACCCCTAAAGTTTTTATACGCTTGTAACCAACGATGTTCGTGTGAACGTCTGCCATTTTCTGAATCTTCAAACTTCTTTTTAACGTACCCTGCTAATCCGGGCATTTCCTCTGACGGATTATTTATAGATACGCTAGAATCATCTTCAGGTTGAAGAAAATTTTCATCAGCCATTATTTTTTACCTTGAATTAGAAGTAGTTTCTGTCTTCCGCCATTGAATTAAAAGAAGCTTCAACTGTTGGTTTAGTTTGCTTCTTTGGCATATCAACTTGTAAAGCATCTTGGTTTACTTCAGTTGAAAACTCAAGACCTTCTCTGTGCAAGCTAGTAGAACCTTCAGCGTTATCCACTGTTATTTTATCTGATCCCATAATATAAGCTGCACCTTTATTTAGATTGTCTGCCATTATTATCTCCTTATTTGATTTTTATTTATAAACCCACCAGAAGAAAATCCTGTTGGGTAGCCAAAGCCTGACATCATTGATTCTAAGAAAGATCCACCTTTTTTTATTGAAAGATCTTCTTGAATTTTTTCACCTGTAAATTTCTCTACACCTTCTCCCACTTTTTCTATTTCCCTAATACCAATTGGTAAAGGATTAATTGTCTCAACACCTGCTCTACCTAAAGCTTCTTGTTCTGATTTACCTTCTTGTATAGATTCTTGATATTCAACAGCTCCGCCTACAAGTGGAAGAGACTTTGCAGTTGTAGATGCTATCGTTGCTGCAGTGGTAATAGCAGCTTTACCTGCCTTTGATTTTGCAACTTTTTCTACTCCTTGAACAATATCATCCCAAAGTCCTTGATCTTTTAATGTTTGTTGTACATCAGGGTCAAGGTCTTTCCACGCATTTGCATCAAGATTTAATTTTTTTTCTGCTTTAAGTTTTTTTTGTAATTCTTTTTGTTCAAGAGTAGCTTGAGCTTTTTTAATTTTTTCTGATTCAGAAAGTTCTGCAACTTGACTTTGTAAATCTAATTTTGTTTTTGTTTTTTTTAATTTTTCTATTTCAATATTTTCTTGCAAAAGTTGTTCTTTTTTAGTTCCTGTTACGGCTTGTGCTTTTGCTAAATTTATTTCTTCTGTTGTGGCAGCTCTTGGTTTTACAATTTCTTTTAAAGCATCTTGATCAAATTTAAAATCAGTCTTGTGTCCATCATAAACTTTTACACCATCGTTTGCAACGTCTAGCGTTGGTGTATTTAAACCGTACCCTGTAAACAGATTATTAACTGTGCCTGCATTTAGATTAAAAGCAGAGGTCTTTATCATATTTTCAGTAATGTTACCTATAGCTTTTGACTCTGGGGTGTTTACTTTATAGGACTTTGCTTTTGTACCTAGTGCTTTATGACCCATGAAGTCATCCCCTAGATTACTTGGAAGTTTTAGATCACTTTCAAGTGCTTCGATATTTGCCGACCGTATTATCTCTGTGAGACCTGTAACAATTTTACCTTTTCTGTCTACAGGTAAAGATATTTCATGTCGATCTAAAAATTTAGGAAGTAAATATTTTTTCCAAGCTTTGTTTACTTTGTCTTGACTTGTGCCAAACAATTTAATTTCTGCATTAGGCATGTCGGGGTTTGCTGTTTTAGCTTTGTTGTATACACCTTTGAGAAACTCGGCAAATGACCCAGTGTAAGTCGTAGCGTATCTTGTCTTTTTACCTCTAACCTCTCCTTTCACAGAGACTGAAGTATTACCCTGTTTATCAGTAATTATTGACACGTCAGACAATCTTAAAGATTTATAATCCTCTGTATCATTCAATATTGTTCCAACTCTGTGGCTTGTATATCTGTGATATATAAGAAAATCTTTGGTGGCATCACTTATTGCTTTGTCACCTTTCATTTCGTTAAAACCTTCAGCGTAGATTTTATCTATCTCTTCAAAAGGTATCATACCTCTCATGGCTTGTTCGCCACGAAGCTGTCCTTTAGCACCAACGTCTTTAGCTAAACCTGTTGCACCTGTAACATTTGTGGTGAGATTAGCTAAGCCAGATTCAACTAAACCCTGATTAGTATACTTTTCTAAAGCTTGAGCCTTGACATAAAAATCAGCTTCTACCTTACCTTTACCTGCTTGTATGTTGGTTAAATAATCTTTGCTCTGTACTGTATTAAAGTAAAGACTTTCTAGGGTTACGTTTTCTCCTAACTTACCTTTTATTATAGCGTTTTTAAAACTTTTTATATTTTTAGCAGCATTTTTTTCATTAGCTTCTTTTGCTCTATTCTCAGCAAAGTCTAGTGCTTGTCCTATTGTTATATCTTGTGTTATTTCTGCCATTTATTAATATCCAAATGTTTGATCATGGACTTGGTAGACCTGATTCTTGATGCCATTAAGCGTTTTATGAATTGACACATACCCTGTCATCCTTGTCATTAACATGTATCGTAACGCATCGTATGCGTGGTCTTCCGCTTTTGTATCTACGTCTTCTGCATTTGTTTTGCTAAGAGGTATACCTGCCAGTTGCTTGATAAGGTTGATACAATTCGGAAATATTCGTAATCGTGGTTCGTCTGTTCTTGGGTCATCTGCCAATCGCCTATGTATTTCCATTTTTCCTTGTATTCTATTACGATCAGATGGAATCCAACGGACTCCTGATCTCATCATTGTTTCTGCGATTGAAGGGCCAAACCCTGTTTTGTTCCAACACGAAGAATCGAGTACTGTGTAGTGTGGTGTTGGATCGTTTTCTTCTACTTGTAATATTCTATCAGCCAGTTGCTCTGCTGTCAAGTGTTTTACGTATAATTCACGATAAACCCAGATATTATTATCCCAATCAATAGCACCCCAAAGAACGCATGACGGACTCGAGTAGCCGTAGTCGGCGGCTCGTATGCGGGGGAAATTGAATGGAAGCTCAAAACTCGGTGTAACATGTTTACTTCTTGAAAATTCTGGAAACGCCGCACCTTCTGTTACTTCCCAGTCTCCTTCAAGAAGTCGTTTACGTTCGACTTCAGGAAGGGAACGTAACATCGCTTCGTATTGACCATCAGCTAACAAGTACGGATTGTCAGTTAAACGGGCAGGAATGAACCTGCGATAAAATAAAGGTTGCCCTGCTTTGTCGTGTCCATTGGGCCACAAAAACGGTTTACCTGTTTCAATGTCTAACGCAGGAAACGTAGAGTTGTGTTCTGATGGGTCAATATACATCTTCTTTACCCACCATCCACCAACTCCTCCGGGGTTAGCAGTGCAACGCATATACAGATTGTTTTGTAATTCTGTATCAGTTGAACGAAGTCGTGAACGAAGATAATCCCAAACGTACGGTG